ACTCCACAAAGGCCATCCAGCTCCGCCTTCTGGTCTAGGGAATAATGTCATGTTAGGTACTCTATGTTTGCAAACTTCATGTATTGATTTTACAAACTCTGTAGTTGTTGCTCCACTGTCAATGTACTTCCAAAATTCTGTATCATTGCGTCCGCATGTATAATGTGCTACTAAGAAATCTCTTGTTGTATCATACATATGAGCTTTGTCATTGTTGTATTTGTTAACAGTTCCTTCGTTGCATGTGATATCTCTGTTAGTAGATAAACAACTAAACACAAAATCTTTTAATTGCATAATTGTTGTGTGTATACTTGTTGCTTCTAATGGTTCTGCAAAGGCCGCACACAATCCAACTGACAAAACATTTTTAATCCAAAGTGTTTCTTGCCTTCCTGATTCAAACTTTAATAGCCTAATTGGGTCAACTTTACGACCAATTGTTTGCTCAAGTTCAGCATGTGCTTGGTCAGCTGTAACAAATTCATCACTGAATACATATCCGCATCCACGTCTATTTTTTGTAGGTATTTGCCAACACCAACCATTATTTTGTGCCCATGCATTAGTTACAGGTTGGATAACTTCATCATCCTCATATGGTAAAAGAAATGGTAATGCACTGTTTACAGGCAAATTATCCTTATAACTTTTCCATTTTCCGCCTACTGCTTTCATAAGCACTTGATTGAATCCACTAGCGTCAATAAACATGTCGCCTTCAACTGTATTGCCATTACTTAACTTAACTGACTCCACAAATCCGGTGTCTGACTCAAGCATAACTTGTTCAACTTCACTGTCAATATGTGTAACAGATTCACAAATCTTCTTAAAATATTGGCCTACTTTGTGTGCATCAAAGTGATATGCATGATTGCCTGCAGGCTCAACAAAACTATTTTTATTATGATGTATTTTATATCCAAGTTCAGTAGCAATGTGTAATAATCCTTGATCTCTAGCACCTAAAGCATGTTGAAACACAAGGTCAACAACATCATTACTAGTTGGTGTACCGTCAATAGGACCATAATAATGTTTGTTTTTGTCAGGTCCCCAACTAATATGTTTGATACCTAATTTAATTGTAGCATCACACTCTTTAATAAAGTCTTGTTCGTTACAACCAAAGTCCCACATTTCATTGTGGATAATATTTGTTAGTGATCCTGTTGATCCTTCACCTGCACCTATGATACCAATCTTTGAACTTTCAATAACTGTCACAGTATTTTCGGGCTTAATTTTAGATATCATTAGAGCCGCTAGCCAACCGGCTGTACCTCCACCTACAACAACTATTTTCATAGCATTATATCTCTATCTGTACGACTCATAGCTTTTGAGAACCAGTCAACACCTAAGTTAGTAGTTTCAATTGCATCAGAGTGTGACATACTAACTATATGTCTTAGGTATTCTTGTTTAGTAAACTCTTGTTGTTGGGCTTCTAGTTCTAATTTTGGTATCCTTGATACATCAGAGTGTGCTGGATATCCCATTTGTATTAACCAAAGTTGCCAATTAGGTGGATGAAATAGTGTAACCGAATTTACTCTAGAGTAAAAACTTCTTTTAGGATCCTTTAACCAACGTTCGTAAAATTTATGTTTGTCTGATTTTACATGTGTTTCTTTTACAAAATTCCAAAAAGGTGTATCCCATTCAGTATCAGCATAATGACTGTTAATAAAGTCAACAGCATCATTATACCAATCCATCATATAATCATTATATGTACTAATTCTCTTGTCATCATACCATTGCTGGGGTATCATTTTTGCAAGTTCTTGAACACCTGTTGTCATACTTGCTAATCCCGTACTCTCTAACGGCTCAATAAATCCGCCACTTAGGCCAATTGAAACAACATTGTTTTCCCAAAAGTTTTTACTATAATACGGGTTCCAGTCAATAACTTTCATATCTTCTGGTTTAATTCTTCCTTCCCAGTGATCACTAAAGTATTGTTTAGCAGTATCAATGTCAGTAACATCTCTATTGAATACCATTCCACTACCTATACGTGACTGCGTAGGAATTTTCCAAATCCATCCATGGTCTACAGCAGGACAATTTACATACGGTGTACGTTCTTTCTCAATATCTTTATATTCTACATGTCCTGCAACAGCAGTATTTGTAAATAATCTTCCTTCACCTAGCAACTCAACTCTGTCCGGCTTTTTTAGTATTGAACCAAAGCCTGTACAATCAATAAAGAAGTCTCCTTTGTGTGTTTGTCCGTTTGCTAATTTTAGTTCAGTGATATATCCTTCATCGTCTCTAATAACATCTACAACTTCACTTTTAATAATATTCATGTCTCTTTGACATATTTCTTGTAAACGTTTTACTAGTTTTCCGCAATCAATGTGATATGCTAGTGTTGTATACGCATGGTGTATGTCAATTTTATTATCCATAGTTGTTTTATAACAGGGTAAAGCCAGCTCTTGAAAGGTTTCACGCTTTCCTAGATCTGCCCAAATATCGTATTGTGTTATTGCTTGATCAATATATGATTTATTAAGATAAAAAGGATGCCATACAGTATTGCCTGGCTTCTTCCATCCCGGAAAGTTAATACCAGCCTTATACGATCCATCTACTTGTGTAAACCAATCTCTTTCATGTAATCCGCAATCTCTAAGAAAAGAAGGAAAAGTTAACACAGTTGCTTCACCAACACCAATAGGTGTTCCTACTTCTTTATCAATTATTGTTAATGGAACGTCCCACATATTATTTCGAATATATGCGGCCGCTAACCATGCCGCTGAGCCGCCACCAACTATTGTAATGTTTTCGATTTGCTTCATTTTTTATCCTGTTCTAAATAATCAATTAGACTAAAAACTGTTTCAAATTTAGTTTGATTGGTTTTGCTTTGTAATGTATTGCGTAATCCCATGTGTAATGGTTTAGGCCATCTTCCAAAACTTACCCATGCATATCCGTCATGTTCTTCGTTTAGTTGTGGAAGGAATTCGTCTTTAAGTATACACAGATATGTATGAAAACTAAATTTTTCATCTGTACTAATAAAAGTTTCTAATGGAATAGTTTTGATTATGTCTGGTAACTCACCAACTTCTTCATGTATTTCCCTTTGTAGTGCTGGCCACGGAGCTTCATTCTTGCCGTTAGTACCGCCTACTAATCCCCATACATGTTTTTGTTTGCTTTGTGTGCGATGTAATAATAAAAACCGTTGTGTTTTAAGTGAATAAAACAAGGCACCACTGCATATAATTTCTTGACTCATGCAAGTACTTATTTTAGAGTGACAGGCGCCAGGTGCCTTTTCGGTATTCGCCTTCGAATGAAAGTATCCATTCTGTACCAGTCCATCTATACTGTACACCAGTATTTAGGTTGGTTACATATTTTGTTGCTGTTCCAGGATCCGTACTAGCGTCAAATACAACACTCCAAGCAGTGCCAGACCATTCTACTATGTCATTTTCTCCTGCTACAAAGTCTGTATTATCTGCATTTTTCCATGCATCTGGACCATCGTATCCTGCTTCGCCTACATTAGAACTTGTATTGATATCTCCTAGTAGTAATAACCTAAGACCAGCCGCTTTTGCATCAGTCGGATTATACTTACCTGGGTCAATAATAAAGTCTATTGATCCTGTGTTATTTCTTCCTGCTGGACTAGGTAATGTTGTATTTGTAGGAATAGTATCTTCGTCCCAAGCAACAACTAATTGACTTTCATCTAACGGATTAATAGTTACTGTTCCGTTAACACTTATACTTGTATCTTCACCTGCTAGTATCTTACGCTGTAATTGTAACTGCGATAACCCTGCTCTATATTCTCCAGGTAATACTTCAAGTAGTTTAGTCCAAGTTACTGTACCTGTTTTTCCTCTATCAATTATTTGTGCAATATTGTTCATTACAACCATATCATAGTCTTTATACGTAGCAGTAGTAACTGAAACATTCAACGAATCTCTTTCGGTACGTTTATTCTGTTTATTCATTGTTGCTCGTTCCGGAGGACTATCAGAATATGCTTTTAATTCAGGTGTACTATTTCCTAAGTTAATAGTTCCATTTGATTCATCAAATATACTCATAATTACGTTTGTTATAATACCAAGTTTTTTAACTTTAGCAGGCATATTAATGTATATTGGTGTTGTAAAATTAAGTTGTGCAATATCAATTTCAGATTCTGTACCAATTGGAATACTTCTACTACTAAAACTAGTTCCAGTTAATTCTACGCTAGTCAAACTACTCCAATCAACATAGTTATCAGTAGTTTGTATCTCTAAACTAGGATTAAACAACATTAATAGTTGTTCCATAATTTGTAATTTTTGATCTGTGTTAGTTGACCAAATATCTACATTAACATTTAATGTATATGGACTAGGCATTATACGTTCTACTGTATAATTTTTACCTTGTGTATTTAAATACTCCTTACCAGAATCGTCATAAGCACGTTCTCTAATATGTACTTTACTAGTAAAAGAACTATCACTAGTACGTGATCTATCTTGCTCTAACCCTGTAATATATACTGACATACGTGGCGCACTTGGTATTTTGTTTTCTGAGTTATCTCTTAAAATATGACCAACTTGACGTGTAATATCACCATACATAACAGGTACTTGGACAATTTTGTCGTCACCGTCTTTGTATGAGAAGTTACTAAACAGTCTTACTAACTGAGTAACATATCTACGTATTTGTCCATCATAAAAATGTTGCATTAATTATCCGCCTTGGGTCTAAGAGCTTCGCCTAACCCTTGTCTTTCTTTTACAGTATCTCCTGCAATAGTTGATTCTTTTGTATTGTTAACAAAGCCACTACGTTGTGTAGACTTAGTATCAGTATTAGTCATTGTCATTCTTACATTATCTTCCATCTTAACCCATCTTTTCCCGTCATACCTAAATAATCTGTTAGGCAACATATCAATTCTTAAGAAATAATCTCCTTTAATTTGAGTAAGTGGGAAACTAATGCCACTTCCAAATGCTTCTCCGTTAGGTGCTAGTCCGTCACCAATTATATAACCTGTATAGCCCTCACGCTCAGGTGTTTGGTTAACTCTATCTGCTAATTCGTTTTGTGTACTTGCATCAAGTTCACTACTGTCTGTTGTTACTAGTTCTGGTTCACCTCTATCATCAACTTGTAGAGTATACAAATGACTAGTGTCATAACCTGCTTTAGGAGCATCAGCTTCTGCCTGCGAAATAATAGCATTATTAATTTGCATTTCTTTATCGTAAGTACTGAGTACATTACGTAGTG